GGATATGTCACGCATTTCTTCTTTTCGTGTCATATAACCAATAGGGTCATCCTCTTTCAACTGTGCCCAGTCAATATTATCGTATTGCTGGTATTGCTCATTCATCAACTGCTGAAATTGGGTCAATGCTTGGTTATACTGTTGCCGTTCTTGGACTACAGCTTGCCTTTCATTGTCAAACGACCTTTTTTCTTCAGCAAGGCTTTGAGTTTTTTGGGTGTAATCAGCACCTTTTTGATAGCCATTTTTGAGTTCTTCAAGATCTACCTGTACCTGCTTACCCTTCACATTAAGGGTGTAGGTTGGTACCTCGACATCGTACTCTTCCGACTCTTCTTCGCCTAATTCTGGTTCAGATTCGTCACCTTCTGGCTGTTCTTCTTCTGCTGTTTCTTCTTCTTCTTTTGCAGGCTCTTCTTCTACATGCCCACGATCTTGAGATGGAAGATAATCATCTTCTGAATCATCCAAGATACCCTTTTTTACAATTACTTCTGCGGCATCTGTTTCGCTGTTAAGCGGTTGATTTTCATCGACAGTAGCCACTTCTGGACTAACATCGACTCCCACGCTTGGGTTGGTCTCAGCCATTTATTTTCTCCTTAATGTACGATTTTACTTGACAAGCCTTTTTAAAGGGCTTATATTAAAAAAAGATGTTCAAAAAGTTTAACCAACCAATTAAAAGATAAAAGAAAAACCTTGAAGCCTCTCTTCAAACTTCACTCAAAATCAATTGGGTAAAAGTAATTTTAAACAACTACTATCAACTTGTACCTGCTGCTAAACCTGCTGCTGCTGCTGACACACCAGTAATAAACCAAGCTGCGTTATTGCTTATTACTTCGATAAAATCACCTTGCAATGATGCACTCCCAAAAGTTACAACATCATGAGAGCTACCATTAAAAATTGCGGCTGCGGTTCCGTCTGCACCAGTGGCACAAGAACCTGCAAAAAACTCTCCAGAACCATCAATAGTAACAGTACAATTAGCTGAAGCATAATCAGCCGCTAAAATAATTTTATAATTTAACCCATTTTCTGGTGTGCTTGGCAAAGTAATATCTACCCCATTAGAACCCATAAATATGACTTTTCCACTGTCCGTTGGGGTTAATGTATGATCTGCTGTAATTGACTCAAAAGCCAATTTTCTGGGTTGGAATGCCCCATGTACTACCATCTGATTATATCTTCCACCACCACTCATAACTCACTCCTTTATTTTTGATACATACCTTTGTTCTTAGATGCTCCACCTGAACGACCTTTTTGACACATAGACATTGTTTGGTCTTTGTTATCAGAACTAGAGCTTAAAAAATTCTGCTTTAACTCCGCTCTGCCACCACCACTGTCTTTATAATGTGCGTTCTTAGGAGTTGGATATTTACCCATTTTTTCCATATTATGCTCCCATATCTTCTAATTGTTTTTTTGCCAGCTTCCCTGTATCAGAATATGTTTTAATATGTCCAAGTACAGTGTCTAGCGTTTTATACATCATCCAGACGTTTTCTCTCGATTGGGAATCCTCTACAGAGGTTTGCTCCCACGCCTTAAAATAAGCATCTTTCAAGTAATCAAAAGTTTGTTGGAATACAGGATTCTCTAAAAGATATTCTGCATCTCGCCCTTGTTTAACTTCTTGATTTAGCGATGCTGACTCATCATTCATATTCTACCTTATTTTAATGTTATTTATTGACTCTATTCGCCTATTTTGACTGATCTTGACTGGTCTCTTTCAAGAATTAATTCTTCAATCTTTAGTGCGTGTTCAGCCACTTCCATTTGCATTTCTGCATCTAACTTCTCTTTCTCAAAACGAATCTTTTCAATCTCTACTTGTGACTTAACCATTTCTATCTGGTTTTGTTCACGCTCTGCTTGTAATTGCGATTGTAACTTAGCCACTTCGATCTCGTTTTTCTGTTGGTCTTTAGACATGTCAACCTGCATACGCATTTGTTCAAGCCCTTGACGCTCTTTATCCATCTGCATTTCAGCTTGCATCTTCTGACCTTCCATCTGCATCTTCTGCATCTCGATCTGTGCTTTCATCTTATCGGCTTCAGCTTTTGGATCAGGTTGAGGTGGTTGTGGTTTAGTCGTGTCAGGGTTGCTTATGAAGCGATCAAAGTTTTTATAACCCATCGACTTTAAGGCTTCCCCCACCATATTGTAGACATTTTTTGGACTAACCATGTGCCTGAATTCTGGATCTTGCCTAATAGCGGCATAATTTTGGGCCAACAACGCCATATGGTTGATTGCTTGATCCCGATTGCCATGCCCAAGGCCAACATTAACCGATACATTAGCATTCCCTTTCCATTGCGTTGGATCTACCTGCACCCACTTGTTTTTTAATTTGATTACATCCGCACGATCTTGGTGTTTAAGAATCAAACCGTACATCTTTTTAAACATGTCCTTAATGCCTGTTTCTGAAAATATACGCACCATCAATTCAAGTCTCGCATTCGCAGCGTCCATCTGTGCATTCGCTGGGCCTGCCTTTGCGTTATTCAACACATTAGGGTCTATGCCAGTTCTGAATTTTGAAACACCTGTGCGTCCATCTCTAATTTGGTCTATATAATTTAATAACTCAAAGCTACCACTAGGTAAAGGTGGAGTGTCTAAGCGTGTTACCGCATTCGGAGTTTTAACTCTAATCACGCCACCGGGTCTTGATGTCAGCAAGTCATCCAGATTAGCTTGACCTTCGAGCATCGTAAATCTGCCGTTGTTTAAATTATAAATATTGTCAAGAATGTTTCTAATGAGCGTAGACTTAACAATCTGTATGTCTACTACCTTATCTGACAACGATAACCCATAGTATTTATGTGGAACGGGTATCGGACAAATGGAAGCAAAAGGCTTGTCATCTATCGGAATGTTTTCTAGGATTGTGTTTCCTGCCTTGGTTATCTTGCGTAACTCTGAATGACCATCGCCATCCCAGTCTACATTCATATAACCTTCTGTTATCCAGATCTTTCTGTTAGAATTTTCGTTGTTAAAAGCACTTCCGCTATGGCTATAAGAATCATCAAAATTATGTCTTGCATTAGATTCATCGTTCCACTCTTGTTCATCATCTCCTGACATCTCATCGAGTTCATCATCAGAAACATCGGGGAACATATTCTTAACTTCGGATAGTGTTAGTCTTACTCTGTGTCCCACAAAGTCTGCATCATCTAAACTCTTCGCTCTCTTGGACACTAACAATTCTTCTGGGGGTATTACTTCAATTCTTATTCTTCCTTTTTCTTTAACACGTTCTACAACTACATCATGAAAACGCATTATTTGCGGCATTTGATCCGGGCCAATAACTTCTTCTTCAGTTTCGGTATGTTCCACAACTTCAATTTCTTCATCAGAAACCAATTTAGCAAACGCAAAATCATCAAGGCCACTGTATTCCTCTCTTTCAAATGTAGGTGTATCATCCCACCATATTTTGGAGACTCCAGTTTTTTCTAACAAAGCATCCTTCGCCATGTCATGTATAATATTAAAACCACCGTTTCTTTTTTCAAACAAATAATTTACATAGTCTGTAGCTTGTTCTGCTTCAGCTTCATCTTCAGGGCCAGTAGGTTCAAATTCTGCTATACGATCACTGCCTGTAAAGACCTTCATAATATGTGGCATAGCCCATTCGACTACCTCAAACACGTCATGGGATATAACTTGAGAACGACCTTCAATCTCATTACCTATTGAGTTGCCGTAATAGTATTCTACGGCTGTGCGTCTTTGTTCTGAAAGCTCGCTATCATGCCTACCTATAGAATTATTCTCTTGCCATTCAAATACAGACTTTAGTTCGTCTTCGGTCATTTTTTCTTTATTTTTTCCCACGCTTAGTCACCTTTGATTTTGGTTCAACTGATTTACTTTTGATTAAGTCAATGATTCCAACTTCTTTGCTGTTGGTTACAAAGCTGTCGCTGTTGCCGAAAATTATGTCAACTTTGCTTTCTACTGTTTGAATACGCTCTTCTAGTTCTGTAAGTTTGTAGCTGTCCTTAAGGCTCATGGTACTCTCCTATATTATGGCATATCCTATGGCAATTAGCACACAGCATTATGCACTTTTCCCATTCTTTAACAATATTCTTCCAAGATCTATCCATAGAACATGCGTTTAAAGTAAATTCTTTAGCTTCTAGGTGATGAAAATCAAACACTGCATCTGGAAACGTCCTACCACAATCATGGCATCTTCCGTGAGACATTCTAATCAGTTTACCTCTACGCTTGGTTCGTTTCAATTGTTCCCCCCTTGTCAAACTATTCCCATGTTGTTGTACTCTAAAGGTTTATTAAAACTGCCACCAAAACTTTGGTAAGCAAACGTCAGGCAAAACGCATCCGCTAAATCTGGAGACTTTAACCCACGCTTTTTCATATCATCCTTACTCTCTGCTTGTAGCTTACCTAGACTGGTATAAGCGAATTTAACATTAGCGAGTTCATCAATCAGATCTTCATCTCTAGGCATACTCACTGCCATTGTGTCAAACCAGTCACGAGCGTTAAACCACAATTCATCTCTTAGTCGATTGTAGAGATGTTCCACTGCCGGCCTTTCTGCCACATTGACTCCCCTAACAGGTAGCCCCATTTCCATGAGCCGATCCACCACGCCACTCCCCAATCCAATCGAATCCACAAGTATCTCCTTCGGCCTCTCGTTAGGGTGTATTTCGGTCTTCTTGTATTTACTGGCGATAATTCCACAGGTCTGCATGAGGTCTTTACCTCGCCATGACTCAACTTTACCAACAACTCTCCTTCCTTTCCTAATACATAGAGCGGTACTGTCCGAACCAAATCTGGCAACGTCTAACCCCCATACAACAGGTTCATCATCTGGAATTTCTATATGTCTTTCAACGCTACCTTCTAACAAAGATAAAGGCATTATGCTGTCATCATCATCTTTAGGGAACTCGCCTAGCACACGCACACGATAAATATTGCTGTCTACGCCATACTTCTCTTGCATTTGATCTATATACTTTCTGCTTACTTGGTTACTGTCTTCACAAGATACTTGCATCGTAGTCCAATAAGAACGCATCTTGTTAAACGCATCAAAGAAGTAACCTGATGTTCTGGTAGGGTTGCCTGCTAAAAAGGTCTTTGCTCCTGCGGTAGACATCGCACCTTCACCAACCTCAAAGATAATAGGCTCAATACCGGATGCTTCATCCACCATAAACAGCATGTTTTCAGAGTGAAATCCTTGGAATGCTTCGGGAGTTTCTTTTCTCGCTGTACGAGCTACAGCAAAGGATTCGCTAGGTGCGGATACTAATTCTACTCTGTCGTTCTTTACAGCCAGAAGCGACTTTAGCCCCGGCGGTAGTTTCCTGTACCACTTTGCAATTTCGCCCCACAACACATCGGACAATTGGTGCCCAGTAGGTGCTGTACAAGCGACTTTTGCAGGATAACGAGTTAATAGCCACCATAGGATAATCCAGCTTTCTAATGCAGATTTACCGACTCCGTGTCCAGACTTAACGGCAACACGGTCATTATTCTTAATAGCAAGCATGGCTTCTCTTTGCCATTTTTCTGGTTCAACACCCAAGGCTTGCGTTACAAACCTATACGGACTATCGTACCAAATCTTTAATCTTTTCCTGACATCGTTAGTTGAGGACGATTCCATTACTATCATCAAACTCCAAAGATTCCACATGATCGTTTAAAAAAGAAGGCATACCATCCCCATTATAAGAACCAAGGATGTTATAGTGAAAGAAATCTAAAGCTTCTTCTTCAGTCATTTCATCACGATCTACAATAATATCAAGTATCTTTTGTGTGCTATACAGAATTGTTTCTCCACTGCCATAAGAAGTAATGCTCCCTATAATAGCTTCATCAAAACCATCAGCGGTCATCATTTGAGTCATCATCTTCTGCGTCCTCTAAAGGAGTGACATCTACAATATCTGCACTATTGATCTGCTTTAATGCTTCTACAAAATTAACTTGAACTGTGTTTTCTTTGTGAAGTTCTTTAGGAATAATACTTGCCACCATCTTACAAAATCCGATAGGGTCTTTTTCTGCTGCCTTATCTAAGAGATTCATGCCTCTGGTTGTGCCATTAGACCCGTTGGTACGCTTATTCCAATAGGCGTGTATATCTTCTAAGAAGTTATTCGATAGCTTGTTTCTGGCACCTTTAGGTCTACCTTTCCTATTAGGTACTAAATTCTTCAGCCTAGCTTCTAGTTGCTTATCTCCCATGTACTACATTCCTTAACATTTGATTTTGTTACCGCTCTTGGGTGTAATGCCAAATCTGGGACTAACCACATCAGACATGAATCGCAAACCCAACATTGTTTTGTTGTTATGTAATAAACCGGGTCTGGTGATGAAGAACAAGTGGTGAAGATATAAGTGTCTTTGTCTGCACGTTTCGCTTTACTGCAATCCATTTTGCCAGAAGCAACCGTTGGACAAACATATATATCATCAACCACCCTGTCTTCTTCGTAGTCCCAGTATATTGTTATATTATTTGGTATTTCTTCAACTTTAAAATAATGAATCCCTTCGTTGGGTAGTTCACCCATATAAACAGGCTCTGCTGCGGCATAAGAAGCCATTAAGCTAATCAATAGAATTAAACATATCAACCTGACGCTCATATTTTTTAATAGTGTGTTCCGCATTCATTACCCATTCACTTAATTCGACAAACTCTAACTTATGTATATGCCTACGATCCCCATCGACTTGCCATTCTACATACGGCAACTCATACATAGGATACTTCTTAGCGGCCGTTACGCTTCCTACGCAACCACCAAGCCATAGGGTTCCTACGCATATCAACAACATCTTTTTTAAGCTGCACATCGGATTCATTGTCCACCTCGTTTAATTCTTTAATATGTTCCATTGTGTTTTCAGCTATTTCACTTTGTAAACTTGCTCTAGCATCTATACGAATATACCTATAGATCAGTCCAACCACTAGAAGTATCCCAAATATCGCCCATACTGTTGACATATTGACTGCCCCTATAAAGTGGGAGTTAAAAAAGAACCTCCTCCTTGAAAACTAAATATCATATATAGTACCGCTAATATACACAATGACCAAACAATCAAAAATATTACTGGCGTTCCTGCTCTACCTTTATTGCGACTGTTGTATCTTCGTACCATTGCGTTACCCTCCAATGATGATCAATACTTATGCTTTAGGCTTTGTCTTCTTAGGCTTCTTTACTTTACGTTTCTTAGGTGGTCTACCCATTGTGTTCCCGTAAGTTCCTTTTCCTGCTGGCATGTTATTTTACCCCCCATTTAGATTTCCAGATCGCTTTAACTCCGTCCTTTGTGTGGACTAACTCTACTTCCATGTTCTCTACCATGTCCTGCCAATGGCTGGATACACCCGTAGATTCGTCACAAGGGTCAGTCTCTAAGTCTTTGGCTGACCACACCCTTTTCTGGACTCTCGCTGCTTTCCGTGTAATTTTAAGCTGTTTCGCCATTCTTCATCCGTTGGTTCATCTTCTACATATAATTGTATCACTTTTTGCATCTCCATGACATGCTTCTTCAATGCTAGCTTAGCTGAGAATTTATTTGGGAAAATTTTTTTTGAGTAAGAGTTATCAGAATTTTTTTCAGAGATTGTATGGGTGACACCAATTTCAACAACCCAGCCCTCTTCTTGACCCCCCTCCCCCCCTTCAACTTTTTTATATTCAACGTGAGCAAAAGGAAAATGAGACAGCAACTCAATCAGTAATAAGTTTGACGATACCAGATCATCTATCGCTTTTGATTGATGAACACTAGATCTATCTTGAACGGGTTGCAACAATGATTCCAGATCTGATAATCGATGATAAGTAAACGGCATTCTATATTTGAAACGATAAAGGTTTACTGCCAGTTAGTGGTGCAAAGTTACAGTTTAAACTCAATACTCTTATATTTAATCACAATAAACAAATCAATACAAGTCAACACAATCATTCGTTCAGCTATCTATAGCAGCGATTCTTGTATATATATAGAAGATATATTTATTTTTCA